ACGAATCTCTTGGGCAATCTGCTCGTCAGTCACGCCTTGAGCCTTTAGCTCTGCAATTCTTGGATCATCATCGAACGGGGTCGCCCTACCATTAGCCATCTGAACCACGCCGCCAGCATACATGCCCATAGGAGGCTGCTGAAGCACCCCTTGAGGCATAGCTTGTGGGGGCATAGGCTGCTGCATACCCTGCGGAGGCATGCCTTGAGGGGGCATAGGAGGCCCGCCAGCGAGAACCTGCATCTCAGGCTGCGGAGCACCCATAGCAGCAATGCCCTGCTGCAAGATCTGATCCTTTACCGTGCCTTGATTTTCTTGTCGATTTTGGAACCGCTGACGCATATCACCACGGCGCTGTATTTCTGATACCACCAAGAACTGAGGAACCTGCCCTGTAGGCTGTCTAGCTTCTTTCTGCAAGGCTTGATCGGGCAAGCCTTTAACCATGTCTTCAATTTCTAATATGTTCACTATCAGCCTCTCATAGCGTTATACAGACCTACACCGCCGATACCTGCACCAAGCAACGATTCTGCATTACTTGGGCCGCCGAATGTAGCTGTTGACGTGCCTGGTGTAACAGGTAGCCCCTGAAGCATTTGATTAAAGAATGCAAGTTGCTCTCTTGGGAACGCTTGTTGTCGCAAGAAGTCTTGATAACCCATATCGAGACCACGCTGCTGAGCGCCCCGCCTGATCTCGCCAGCCGCCTGCAAGTTACGCAGACGCTCAAAAGCCATACGCTGTTCATCGGTGCCCAACTGACCAAGGAGTCTTGACGCATCAAGCTGCTGACCTCTTGTGGCACGATCAGCTTCCAAGCCAGCAAACCCAAGGCGAGCTTGTGTTTCTGCAAGCTGTGCATTCTCTGCTCTCGCTCTCATACGAGCTTCGTTCTCAGCTTGATTAACGCGCTCTTGAATCTCTTGTGCGTTGAGTCCGAGTCGCGCAGCTTCTTGTCTTGCAGCCTCTTGGGCTTGAAACACAGCACGATTCTCCTGCTGTTGAGCCAAACGCAACTGCTCGTTTTGAGCGAACGCATCTTGTTCGAACCTTTCTTGAGCCTGTCTTGAAGCATCCGTCATCTGTTGTGCATTAAGACCAAGCTCTGCTGCTCGCTGTCTTGCTTGCTCTCCAGCTTGAAACGCTTGCTGTTGGAACTGTTCTCTTTGCGATGCAACATCTGCGGTCTGAGCAAAGGCAGACTGACGGAACTGCTCTTGAGCTTGTCGGGCCGCATCAGCTTGTTGTTGAGCAGTCATGCCCATCTCGGCAGCGCGTTGCTTGGCTTGCTCTCCAGCTTGGAAAGCTTGCGTATCTAGCTCTTGTTGTGAGCGTCTGCCTGCTTCTGTCTGCTGGAATGCTGACTGTCTTAGTTGTTCACGCTGTTGTTGAGCTTGATCTAATTGACCAGCAGCACTTAAACCGTACTGAGCTTCTTGCAACCTAGCGGCACGATCAGCCTCAAACGCCTGTTGTGCCTGATCAAACGCTGCTTGACCACCACGACTCTGTATATCAGCCAACTGCTCACCCAAGTTGCGCTCTCGCTCAGACTGCATGATCGCTTCACGGTAGCCACCAAGACCACCAGATGAAGCCGCTTGCTGAGATATGTTTGCCGCTTGAATGTCAGACTGACGCTGCGCTTCACGCTTCTCTATGTCCGTAACCAACTGCTGATACGGATTCATGTACTCTTCTAACGTTGCGGCATCAGCAATGGTGCCTGCCTGAAAGCCTGAGCCTAAATCCATTTCACCCGTGTATTGAGACGCTATATCTTGCGCCCGATAACCTTGGCCTAGATCTCTTGCTTGATACCCTGGGTCAAATTGGCCTGCTTGATAGCCGCTTTCTAGTGGCCCCACATCAAAGCCAGACTGGCGCTCACGGGCTTGATAACCTGGATCAAAGTCCATGCCTTGATACCCAACGTCACGCTGACCGGCATAATACCCTTGGCCTAAGAAGTCGGATTGATAGCCGCCGTCAATGTCACCCGCTTGATAACCTGAGTACTGCATCTGAGGATTAAATCCTCTAGCGATATCCATACCCATACCGACATCTTGAAAGCCTACATTGGCAGCAATGTTTGACGCATCGGTAATCTGTTGAGGAGTACCCGCTGATGCCATCTCAGCCATGCCTTGCATGCCGTACTGTTCAAAAGGATCGAACTCAGCGATACGCTGACCAGGAAACGCCTCATAGGGGCGAGTTGATTCATATACGGTTCTACCTAGTAGCTCCCGAAAAAATGGTTCTGCATACTCAGGAAGATTTGTTTGTGTTACTACGCTCTCTTGAACGCCGCCGCCACCGCCACCTTTACTCATCGTCAAAGCTCCTTTCGTAGACCACATACGACCTAGAAAACCCGTCTTGTTCTAACCACTTCCAAAAGCCCATGCGGGCCGTGGCTTCAATGCCAGAACAATCGTTATCTTTACCCCAATCCTTGAATCTTTCTAGCATATCCCAGACCCAATCATTGAAATTGTCACCACCTAAAAACTGCACAACAACCATTCGTTTTTCTGGATACTGAATAATCTCAGTGGTGCCAACCCCGTCTATGTTGTGACTTTCATCAAAGGCAACCCACAACTGCTGATTGCCATTTAGAATAGACGCATACAAGAACTCCATGTTCCATCGACCTTGAGAACGTTTCACCGCTCGAGCCAACTGATCCCTGACATCAGGCCAAAGGCTGTTCAGGTAATTGGTGGGAACCATTGTAATGGTGTGAGTTATTTCTCTAGGCAGGTCTTTCCGAGAAACCTTTGGCTCTCTAGAGATATCTTCTATTCTGCTTGCGTCAAACTCTAATAAGCTGCTCATGCTGGCAATGCACCTCCGGCTTTAGCACCCAACGGTGCAGGTTGTTGCATGGTTCCTGTTCGGTCTTGGCGAACACGATCCATCATACCCTCTAACTCTTGAACACCAGAGTTTGTATCGCCATCACCGAGGCCAGAAACAACATCAGCAGGGACAATAAACTCACCAGGAGATACAGCGACAGGTTGTTGATCACCGATCATTCCTGGAACCTGATCATCCATACCTTTCCCTTCGCCTTGGATGACACCTTCTTTTTGTGAGTTTGGCACAACAGACTCAAGCACCTGAGATCTAAGCATTTGGAATGCCTCAGAACCGAACTCATCGATGAATCGGTTGATTACAACTTCAGCTTGATCTTCCGGCAATCTACCAAGCAGTGCCATAGAAACCTGCTCAATGAGTTGCATTGCAGCCGACTGATCCATTTGCCCAGTGGTGTCGCCACCTTCCTGCATGCCGTATTCGGCGCCGTAGGTAGAGGCCATCACAGCATCAAAGTAGTCTTGACCGCCTCTGCCTTCTTCTTCGTATTGATCCACAATCTTTCGAGCGGCGTTACGCCTTCTTGTGGAGACAGACTCTCTGTTAAGAATATCTTCAGCAGCTTGTACGTTTGCAGGAAGAGACATGGCACCCATGCTGCCACCTCTCCCAACAGCGCCAATTCCTTGGAAAAAGGCTGGGTCTATATTGCTTAAATCAACACCGTAAGCTGGGTCTACTGTGGGAGGTGCCGCGCCATCTGATCCGTCTTCCGGCGCATCCTTAATTGGCTGTCTGAAATAGTTGATCTCAGGCTGAAAACCAGGTCTAGTCCCCACAAGCTCTTCTGGCTTGACAGTGACCGGCCCCCTAAGCCTAGACTGCCGCCCTGCTGGGGCGCCAAATCCGCCAGTAATACCAACGTTTGAAAGGTCGATGTCTCTAATTTGACCACCAGAATCCATCTGAATAGGTTGTCTACCCATCATCTGTAACTCTGCGTGACGGCGCTGAAAGTCGGCTGGGTTCACAGAAGTGATTCCGCCGCCCATCATTCCGTAATCACGCCCGTATTCTTTAGAGTAATCAACGCCATAGTCAGATCCAACTTGCCGGATAGACGCATCAACAATGCTCTGAGAGTCCTGATAGTCTTGTTCCTTCTCAGCAGCCCTTCTGCCGAACATACGATCCATTTCTTCCTGCTGTCTGAACGCAGCACGTTGACCTTCGCCTACGGCTATAGGCACTGCTGCTCCAGGAGTTAACAAACCCTTTCCAACATTCCCAACACCTTCTAAATTCGCTATATCTCCTATAGATTGACTAGCTCTTTGCCCAGCCAGATCTGTTGTTAACTTAGCTTGTGCTGCTTGATTTGCCGTAGCTGCTTGAGCCGCCTTAGATGCAGCCTCTATTGAAGCAGGATCTACTGCTGCCGCTTGAGCCGCTTTTGCAGTCGAAGCAAGATCGGCACCAGCTTTTGTGGTTTCCTCAAGAGCTTTTGCAGTAACGTCAGCCCCAGTCGCTATATCTTTAGCAGCACCCAAAGCCTTACCGATACCAAATCCAGTTAACCCAGATAACAGACCCTCTTTAAGATCACCAGTAACCGCCGTTGTCGCTAAGCCAGAACCAATCGCGCTTGCCGCCGCTGCGTTAGATGCCAAACCACCAACCGCCGTACCCAAAGCACCTGGCAAAATACTGCCAAGACCAGCCGTTATTGTGCCTCCAAAGACACTACCCAGCAGTGGGGCAAGGAAAGGCAAGAAAGCCTCCGGCTGTCCTGTCATCGGGTTGGTTGTAAGCTGCCCTGTGGGCGACAGAGAGGCGATACCAGCCACTTCTATTGGGTTCATGTGAACCATCATGCTGTCGCCGTATCGGCCTTGCTGCGCCATCTGCTCAGCCATAGGCTGCATTGGGAACATGTTTGGGTTGTTCATTAGCTGGTCTCCACTCCAAAGAGGTTAAAGCTTACATTGGCGGCACTGGCGTAAACCTTAACCACATCTGTTTGAGAAAGGCACATCCCGATTACAACCGTCCTAGATGTGGTTGCCGCGAGATCTTCGTCATAAAAAATAAACTGCTTGTCATCTGCTGTTGCGCCACCTACATGGATGCTCACTCTAAAAGTGATACCAGAACCGCCTCGGTTACATATCACTAGCGAACTCACAGTGGTCTGAACTAGATCAGGTGCCGTGTATAGTGTCGTGGTGGTCGTTGCTGATACATCGACCTGACCAAGCACCTTGATAACGTCTGTCACGATGCGCCCATCAACAAGAACTGAAACCTACGCATAGCAAGCGATCCCGTCTTGTCACCTTGAGTCTTGGCTTGAATCACATCGTTTTCAATCTGATCCATAGCCTGCTCTATCGTCCTTCGAGTAATCGCTTCGTTATTGAAGTCGTACTCTGTTGGAGGCACTGGCAAAGGATTCTGTCTGGTTGCCATTAGCGTCTTCCGTCCTGTCTCATGTCAAACCTCAGATCACCCAACCGCCAGCCAAACCCAGCACCAGAGCTTTCGACACGCACTACGGCATGTCTTGCTCGAGTCCTTATGTTTGACTGAGTGGTGCTTGATGTGACAGTCGCTGTCGCTTGATTCGTTGGTGTTTCTAGCGGGAAGTTACTGCCCTTGATCGTGAAGTCAATCGAAGCTCCGCCAGTGTCACCACTAAACTTGAAGTCAGGAATAATCCGACTAATCATCATCAACCGATCACCTTCGCCAATCTCTAGATCTCCTGACTCTACAAACGCAGTCATTGGTGACCCGTCATCATCAAATCCAGTCTCTTGGTTGTACAAATAATTAGCATCTGTTGGCCCAGTGTTTACAGATGACGCAATAGGGTTTGAGGACTTCGAGTAACCCATCCAAGTGCCTCTATCCAACGTGCCAACAGCCCAAAGGTTCTCTGCGTAATTATACGATACATAGTTCGTGATTTCTGTGTCACCTGAACCTACTGGGTAAAACCATATGACCTCTGAGAAGTCGTTGTTCTCAGCAGCAAACACCTTAAACGCTTGCCCCTTGTTAAGGTTAGAAAACACATGCTCCTTTACGCTACATGGCAGTGGCTGGACTGACCCGTTGTAGACGTAGAAACCACCCGAATCCATAAAGTAAACCGATCCTCTAGCGTTAACCGCTGCGTTTGGTGAGATCATGGATATATCGGTGCTGAGCGTTGCAAACTGAAATGTAAATGGAGCACCCACAAAACGCATTGAGTGCAAGCTGACATCTGTGAACACAAGGATCTCTTGCCTTGTTTGAACCGCACCTATGATTTCGGAACCAGAGTTTATGCGTACACCGCCAGCAGTATTCGTTGCTGTTGGCGTCCAGTCGGCAGCGTTCTCTTGATCAGAGAAACGAATCAACAATGGATCAATGTTAGACGATCCAATCGGATTTGAGCCAAACGCTATAACGTGCTGATCTATATCAGAAACTAACACTTGAAGCGCAACAGTTGGCACATTAGAAGCCCCGCTCAAAGTGGTTGCGTTGATTGCTCTTGTGCTTGTGCCAGCAGACTCATCCCAGTAAAAGATGCCGCCGCCTCGAATGTTAAAGATCAGGTCTTCACCAAAACTGTCTTGGCTGAAAAGACGCAACTGACCAGAGGCGAGAATGCTACTAGAGCTACCCCAAGTGCCAGCGCCCCATGTCCCTGCGCCCCAGCCAGTGCCTTGAACAAACGCATTCAGCCCCGTGTTAATCTGGTAGGTAGCTACTGTTGAGCTACCGCCATTGCCGCTATCACTAGCGTTTGCCGTAACCGTGGCACCGCTTGTATCTTTTGCTTCGATGGTGAACGTGTTTACCGTGGGGACGGATGCGATCTGATATTCTTGATTCAAGACCGCTGCAATTACATTCCCGCCCAAAGACGCCGCATCAGAAAAGGTAACGAAGTCGTTGACCACTGCACCGTGACCATTCTCCGTAACCGTTATTGTCGAGGAACCGTTTGTTGCCGCAAAGGTAGCGTCACCCGCGCCAGCGGTCAGCCTGATAGGCGTTATATCGTTGTAGATTGTGCCCTCTGAAACATAGAACTTTAGGTTAGTCCCAACCCCAATATAGCTGAGCGATTCGAGAGAAGACCACTGATGTAGTGACCGGCACACCCCCAAAAAGCTTTGGTCAGAATACTTAGTCCAACCACCGATCTTTTCGACTCGGCCCTGCCTAAACCTAATCTTGTCAGAGTCAAACCAGCCGGCGTCGGCGGTGTACTCGGTGCCTTCCTTATTAACGCCTGGGGCGAACTGTACTTTCGCCAGCGTCATTTAGTATCGACCAGCCAACGAAGCTAACCCAACTGGGCCGCCAGTTGCCTTACCAACACCCATTGCCGGCCTAATGTTTGGCCTCCCAGAGGCGGGCATAGACGTGCCACCCATACCGCCGCCCTTACTAACACCGCTCGAAAGACTTTTAGATGCGATGTTATTTTGCCCTCCTACAGGAACAGTACTTGCCCCACCTTTAGAGCCAGCTTTCCCAGGAGAGCGGGTTGGATCTACACCTTGTGCTGCGCGTTGCGCCTGCATCATTGCAAATCTTGCGTCCAGTTCATCTCGCGTTTGCGGCGCGGGCAAGCCACTCGCAGACATACCGCCCATACCGCCACTTCTTCCCATGTCGGACTTTATCTCTGGAAGACGATTAACGTTCATTTCAGCGGGTGCAGCGGCATCTCTCCTAGCGGTAAAGGGTGAGAAATATCGTATATCCTCATTGTTGAATATCTCACTATAGTCTGGAATCTGTGTCACGGGGTCTGCCTCTGGTACAGGGGCTTGTTGATTTGCCTCTTGCTCCAAGCGATCTTTTTCTGCTTGAGCGGCATCGGCAGCTTCTTGTGCTATTCGATCTCTTTCTGCTTGAGCAGCAGCTTCAGCAGCGGCTCTGGCAGCAGCATCTTTTTCAACCTGATTCTGAGTAAAGAATCCTGTGGCAGGATCAATTTCTACCTGCCTTATTGCAGGTTGGTTAGCCAAGAACCCAGCCAAACCTGATGGCCCTCGCATACCACCGTATTGATTTGGTGGTGGATTGTACGGATTTCTCGGTCTAGGAAGAGGAGCTAGAAATCTGTTTGAAGGGCTAGGCATATATGGCCCAGGATATCTGCTTGGGGGAGGACGGCGAAAAGGAGGAATGCCAATAGGGGAATCACCTCTATAAGGGAGAATTCCGCTTGAGCCTCCTCTGCCACCAAAGCGAGGGTTGAATACAGGCTGTGGCCCACCCCGACCATAGGTGTTGGCACCCGCCATAAACCCACTTGAACCTCCTCTGCCACCGAATCGAGGCGGCGTTGGCTGTCTAGGCGCAGAAAAAATGTTTGTGTAACCTCTTGGAGGAATCTGCCGTTGACTACCAAAGGGGGATGGGCCTCGATAAGAGTTATCACCTATCATCATTTGATTAGAAGGAATAACGTTTCCACCGCCTTTAGATCCGGCTGTTCCTGGTGTGCCTCTAGCCATTATATATATTCTCCAGATCTAATCATTTCAGTAACACGGATGGCTCTTGTGCCAACTTGCTTCGCCCATTTGCTATCTAAAAACTCATCTGCCGCAACATCAAACTGCTCACGGCTCATTGCGGTCAATGCGTTAACAAAGCCTCGCAACTTGGTCAGACCAAGATTAAAACAGATGTCTATCATCGCGTCTTGCCTTGCTTCGTTTATGCCATTAAACCAAAAGTAATTGTCAGCCAGTTCTTCTTTCACTCGCGCTATGTCATTCGCCAGCAAGTATTCAATCTCATCGTCTGACAAACCAATGCCTGACTCTGAGATATTCCTGCCTACACCTATGGTTTCGTAGCCAGCGGAACACAAATAAACCTTGGACTTGACGCCTTCATGGCGTTTGATCATTTCAGCAAGCTTACTCATTACTTACCAACACCTTTAACGCGCTCAAATGATCTAGCGCCGCCCAACCCCAACATACCAAGAAGAAGCGGCATCATCACGCCAGCATCGGCTTGAGGAATGATTAAGCCAAACCCTGCTGCGATAGG